GTGGTATTCCTTCATGGTGCTGGTACTTACCCGACCAGCTTAGGTTCCGTTTATTCAACAACTGGCTCCGACGGAAAAGCGGAATCGCGTGTCTTATTCCTTCTATCTGATGGTTGCCAGAGCTGATCCTGGCTTGCAAGCCCCACTGAGGCCATGACCCTCTGTACCTTGCCTTGCTTAACACTGGCGGGTCAGCATCCCGTATTAACCATCACGGCTGGCGACTGGTGAGAATTGAACTCACATCCACCGGCTCCCCGGTTTCGAGCCTTGCATAATGCATCATGCGTTGTCGGCTCTCATGTCTAGGTAGACAGCGCTTTCATCCCTAGATGAAGCTTAACCAATAAAGCAACAATCGCCATGCGTGATGGTGCTGGCCTTTTTACCGTCGCCAGCGCGGACGTTGCTCGGTTTTAGCGTGAATCAGAATATCCACGAAAGTAATCACGCTAAACAAACTATCACGGGCTTATATGCGGTGCCGTGAGCCACCGACCGAGCGTTTTTCACAGCTTGAGAGCACTACAAACCAGTTGACCGACTGGCGGCGGATTGGCATTGCTGCCGAATTCAAAAAAAGCCCCCTATCAAAGCAGGGCAAGTACAGGACTTCCAAAGGACATCACGACCTTGGCCGATGCACCCTCATAACGCGCATGGGTCAGGGTGCCTGTCTTTCCAGGCTGTCAGGCGTTAGTCGGGCGCCAAACACACATATCAAAGGAGGTGAAACTATGTGTGTTTATTCTGTTTCTTCGCTTTCTTGATTGACTTCGGCTGCATCGTTGGCAATTTCTGCCTCACGCAACGCATTCAAGGCAATCGAACGAAAACCGTTGACCAATTGATCAACTTGTTCAAACGGTAGTTTGCCAAGAGCGGCCAAAATTAAATTAACCTGGTCAAGATTCAATTCATACTTGACCACTACTTGTGCTGGATTTAATGCCATTTCTGTATTCCTGTTAAAAGATTATTGCCAAGGGGCTGCGCCATTCGGTGTTGCCGGTGCCGGTGCTGGTGCTGGTTGTTGTCCCCAAGGGGCTGTCGCCGGTGCTGCTTGAGCCGCCGGTGCAGGTGCAGGCGCATGTTGCATCGCTGGCGCTCCACCGATTGCTGATTCGTATTTCTTAATGATGTTGGCTTGACGGTTTCTATCGTCAAGTTCAACGCCCACCGTTACCAGCATCGCTTTGTTGTGCAACTCAGCCGAGTCATTCGGACGAATGATCCCCACCGCGCGGCAGATTGCACCCAGTTCGCGCTGTGCAATATCCACCGCTGTTTTGTTGTGGTTTTGCAGATTCAAACGTGCCCATAGTTTGCGGCCTTTGAATTGGCCGTCGATTACTTCAAAGACAAATTGAAGATATTGGCCTTGGCCGTTTTTTGTCGGTTTGAATTCCGACTCTGTAATGATTGCCACATATTGCCCTTCGGGTAGGGCGTCAAAAGATTCCTGTTCCGGTACTGTACTTGCGTCAAAGCCGTTCAATGCTGCCATCGGTCACTCCTTACTTAATTGAAAATTGAGAAAAACTAAACATTATGGGCAACAGAAGGCCGATTCATGGCTTCTGTTAGCGCCGCTAAAAACGCATCCCAAGACAGGTTGGTGTCTTGCACGCCATACCGATTCCCAGCCACATAAGCAGGGTGCGGGTTGACGTGTATTTTGCGTTGGCCTGTGGTGATTGCTTTGGTTTCCTTTTGCTGAAAACCGCTATCAACCTGTCGTGTAAGAACATCGTGGGCACAAAACCCAATGATGTCCGCCCACTCGCTGATGATGCCTACTGCACGCTTGTTAAGTTTCAAGCTGTAAGCGTCATAATCTTCGGTCAAGGTAGGGTTGCGCACCTTGTTAATCTGTTCGTGTGCGATACAGATAATGGTCATGCCACGTTCATTGCGCAGCGTGTCCAACTCGTTAAAGAATTGGCGCCACAAATCATCGGCAATGATATAGCCCTTGCCATAGCCAATACTCTCGATATTGGGCACCTTGTTGTCGATGCAAATCTTTTGATGGATCAACGGTTCTAGCCAATCCAACGAATCGACAAACACGGTCTTAAACTCATGTGCGTCATTTCTTAGCGTATGAATCGCGGAAATGACTTCCTCATAGGTCTTAGCCAGTGGGAACGCGGTCGCCTCAATCGCGTCTATACCATCCTCAGTGAGAATACCCACCGACGCTGGCGCCGACACTGCAAAAGTGGTTTTGCCAATCTTCGGCGGCCCGTAAATCACAATCTTAGGCGCCCTTAATCGCTTGCCTTTGGTGATACTGCTTAAATCAAATGCCATATCGTTCGCTCCTTACTTCGTTACTATCAACTTCGGTTCAACGTCGAGTTCTTCGACGGTATCTTCGATTTTTTCAAAATGTTGGGCGCTGCCAAGAATGGACTCCAGCAACACGGCAATCATTGAGTGCGCTCGGCTGTTAGCATCGTGGTCGTCGCCAAAGTCAACCCCCACATTCACCCCACCACCTTCTTGATCTTCAATCCAGATTGATCCTTTAGCCATGAGAAGCCCCCAAGATTTGACGCCATGAGCCAGAACGCTTGGCACGTTGATATATCGAACGCGTTGACTGATTGCCAACACGCCAAGGCTTGCCTTTGCCTTCGGAAAAATAACGGCGTTCATCGGTTGGGTGATAACCGCCAAATACCTTTCTCAATGCTTTTGCTTTCTTACTATTCACTCTCAACGACCTTAACTTCCACTGAAGTTTTAGCGGGTTTAACTTCCATTGGCAGCAGGGCGTAAACATCCGGCTTGTTTTCTTGTAGCCACTTGACGCCTTTTTCGTCCAACTCAGGTTTGTATTTAACAGGGTGGATTTGCGGATCAATCTGGGCTTTAACAGACTCCCAGGCTTTCCAATCCATCTTGCGTGTGACTTTGCCGGTCACAGTCACTTTGAAGCCAGTAAAGCTATGGGTTTGCGAACCTTCGTCACGTTTGCCTGTTAGCTCTACGATCTGATTTTCAAGTTCAACACGGCGCTTATTAGCCACCGCTTCCGCTTTCTTGGCTTCTAGCCATTGGTTACATAAATCTTCAATTGCCATTCTTCGATCCTCCTTTCGGTTCTTGTTAAGGCAAAAATAAGTTATCACACTAATTGAGTTTTTCTCAACTTATTTTTCAAAAAATTTTAACTAGCCAAGCGTCCTACGAATTATCACCTCAGTAACCGTGCCGATAACGCGCACGCCGTCTTTAAAACGATAGGTAGGAAAACGCATATCGTCAGCCATCAACAACTCGTCACCGCCTTCGCGCACAAATCGCCTAACAACTGGCTCAGACGCTTTGCCCAAAGTTGCCAAGACCACTTGGCCAGGTTGCACCGTTCGACCTTTGCTCACAACGGCATAACACCCAGTTGGGCATGACGACGTAAGCGCATCACTCATCACCATGATTGCGGCAGCGGTTTGCGGTGGATAGGCAACGGATGTTTGCAGGTATTCCGTCACGGAATCCCACGCCCAGCGTGCAATAGCCATCGGTGCCACTACCGGAACCGTGTTTATCGGCGGCATGTTCCCACGGTGAATGGGCTTGTTTGAATCCGCACCCAGTAACCAGTCGGTTGATACCTGATACCACTTTGACAAATCCACAATATCTTCGGCACTGGGTTGAGTTTTTCCCGCTTCCCACAAGTTGATTGCCGAAGGCGATTTGTTCAATCGCTTGGCAACGTCGCGTTGCGTGATATGGGGAAACAGCGCTTCACGCGCCGCTCTCAGCCTTTGTGCCAGTGTGGTTTGCACGTTCGATCCTTCGTTCGTTTCAGTCCTTGAGCGCAAATGGTATGAGAAAACATCAACTTTGACAAGATTTTTCTGGAAAAAAAAATTGAGAAAAGCTAAACTGTGGCGAAAATGTACAACAACGGCGCAAGCCAAGTGAGTTAGAAGTGCCAAAAATCAAGCATTTGCCCATCGGCTACACCGTCCGAGGGATCATTGAGAGAGCAGGTGGCCCAGCAAAGCTGGCAACAGAACTAAAAATCTCCTACCAGTCGGTCTACAACTGGAAAACCATTCCCAGCAAGCACGCCACCAAGATAGCCATCTTAGCCGGATTGCCCTTGAAGATCGTACGGCCAAGCATGGTGCAGGATGTCTAGTCCATTCGAGCAACGGGCGTATGCCTATCTCGAACGTGGTTATAGCGTCGTACCGATAGCACCAGGCACGAAACGTCCTGGCCAGTGGTCACAATCCACCGGTTGGCGCGGGATGTTCGACTGGCACGAACGCTACGGACACCGATTACCCACCGACATCGAGTTAGATCACTGGTATCAATGGCCGGATGCTGGTCTGGGCCTGTTGACAGGTGAGCTATCTGGCGTGATTGGGTTGGATCGCGATTACGATGCGCCTGGAACAGACGCATTGGAACAGATGATTCCTTACACGCCTGTTAAGAAAAAAGGCGCAAAGGGTTACACCGCTTTCTTTCGCTACAACGGCGAGAAGTCATGCAGCTTTAACATTAACGGCGCAAGAGTGTTGGATGTGTTGTCCGACGGTCGCCAAACGCTCATGCCTGGCACGATCCATCCAGAGGGGCACACTTATGTCTATCTAACAGAGGATTTGCTAGAGGATTACGATCCGCAAGACTTGCCGGTGTTGCCGGATGATTTTCTGGAACAGGTCGCCAAAACGCTGGCGCCTTACCAAACCCAAGAAGATCACAAGTATCAGCGCACCAAACACGCAGATACCAACGAGCCAATCAATACCGACTTATCCATCGCAGCCGCCTACTACCGCGACTTAAATCGGGATGCGTTAAACCGGCTTGATGAATGGGTAACAAAGCTGGTACCAACAGCTAAACCCCATCAAGACGGCTATCGTTGCATAGCGACTTGGCGTAACTGCAAAAATCCAAACGTCGGCATTCACCCGTCGGGCATTTTTGATTTTGGCGGCAACTACGGCTTAACGCCAATTGATTTGATTATGCACATTCACGGGTGCAAGTTTGCCGACGCTGCCGAGGCGTTGCGCTCAATGATTCCAAGCAATGAGCAGCACATTATATTGACAGCAAGCGCACCAGCGGCAGTAGCCGTTATGCCTTGGGATAAAAAACCAATAGCAATCGTTGAGCCGCCGCCAGTCATGTTACCGCCCACCACCAGTGAAGCACCGGCAAAGGCGATTCCCAACTTTGTGTTAAATCCACCAGGCATATTAGGCGAGGTGGCACGCTGGATCAGCAACACCGCACCAAAGTATCAACCGGAGCTGGCAGTGGCGGCAGCAGTGGCATTAGGCGCTACCGTTACCCAGCGAATTTACCGTTCAAACATGGGTAACTTTACAAGTTTGTATGTCGTGATGGTGGCCAAGTCTACCGAAGGCAAAGAATATCCGCAGTCAGCCGTTGAAATCATATTGGACGCGGCAGGTTTGGGAAACATGGTGGCGGGTTCTGGCTATACATCCGCTGGCGCGGTGTTCAGTGCCTTACTCAAGTCACCCGCACATATCGCCATCATTGACGAAATGGGCAAGCTGTTAAAGATGTCGCGCAGTAAAGGCAATTCAAACAGTGAAGCGGCGATTGATAAGTTGGTTGAAGCCTTTGGTAAGTTGGATGGTGTCATACGTCCGCCCGTGTATTCCAGCATGACATTAAAAAAGCATGAAGAAGTCATCGAGCGGATGATTTACAACCCAGCCATCACGCTATTGGGCGCCACAACACCTGGCACGTTCTACGGCAACTTAACCGATGATTTGGTTCACGATGGTTTCTTGGGTCGGTTGCTGGTGATCGAATCAACCCAGCCGCGTCAGTTAGTGCGCCATGAGATGAACAATGCACCGTTGCCGCCTCAATCCATCATTGATTGGTGCAAAGCAGTTGCGTCACCTATTCAACGTGCCGGTAACTTATCGGATTTGTCAGCCGCAGAAATGCGAGCTGTCACCGTGCCTATGGTCATTGATACCGATTGCCGCGAACTGTTACGCACGTTTGAGATAGAGCTAAACCAATTGAAAGATGAATTTGAGCCGGAAGGCTTGGACGTGTTGCTAGGCCGGACGTTTGAGAAATCATTGCGACTGGCCATGATTGCGGCAAAAGCAATTGATCCGAACGCGCAGATTGTTAAGCCGGATCACCTGAAATGGGCAATTGATTTTGTGCGCCACTTCGATATGAACATGGTTAGAGCAGTGCGCAAAAACCGTGTGGCTTCGCAAGTCGATCAAGACATTAAAAAACTGGTCGAGTACGTCAAGTTTGCCAAACGTTATGCAGATGATAAGCGCTACAAAATACCGCTATCGGCTGGCGCTATGCCAAGAGGGAAATTACTCAAGCTGATGAAGATGAAAGTCCGCGACTTTGAGCAGTTGATTGATACAGCAATCGGTTCGGGCCTTATCACAATGTCACCTGGTATCCAATTTGGTGATCCGAGTCCTATGTACTGGCTGGGGGATGTTGACTAATGGCACTGGCAAATCAAATTGGATACCAGGTGACATTGT